AAAGTAGCCTCTTCATTAATGATTGCATCTAAGTCTTCATCAAAATCAATTGCTTCAACCTTAGCTTTTGCTTTAGGTTCAGGCATTTTACCTTTTACTGCATTTTCTGCATCTTTTTCGGTTTTGATTTCATCTGATACACCATCAACTTTGATTAACTGTGCATAAAGGTTTTTTGCGTCTTGTGCGTTAGCCTTTTTCATCATATTTACTGTTGCTTGAATGACACCAGCTTTAGTTTTAGGAACTTCCATTTGCTTGACTTCTTGTTCGTTATATTCTTTAACTTCCTCGTCGTCTTCTTCTTCAGTTTCCTTAACTTCTTCTTCGTCTTCGTCAGAAGAATTCATATCTTCATACTTTTTACCAGAATGAACTTTTTTCTTCTTCTTACCGTGAGCCATTTCTTCCAATGATTCCTCGTCTAAATTTTCATTCTCAACGAGCTCATCTACTTGCTCTTCTTCAACAGAATCTACGATATCTTCGGCATTATTTAAAACGTCGTCTGACATAATAGTCTCCCTTATATTTTTAGATTTAATTTAGAGAGGAAATTTTTAAACGCTCTTATTTCAGCTTCATGTAAATCTTTACTTGGAGCACGTTTGATTTCAGTCTCAATTACTTCAATATCTTGTTGACGAATAAGCCCATTATCCCATACCCATTCAACACCTTCCATAACTCCATTTACAAACGCACTTGGAGCACTTGGGTCTTGAACAATATCGATTGTAGATAACATAAAGTCATCTCCCACATATTGAGCGCCATTCTTCGATACAAGACTTCCCATACCACGACTTGAAACACCAAGCTTAACACCACCTTCAAGAAGTCCTTCGACTATTTTTCCCATAGGGGTTTTAAGTATTGATGCCTTTCCTATAACATCGCTTCCTTGCCAATGCAAATCTTCGATTTTATGTGAAACTTTATCCAGGTTTACAGTTGGTCCTTCTGGATGATTTAACTCTCCAACTGCTCTTCCTGTTTTAACTTGTTCGGTCACATATTTTTCTACAGCATTTTCAAGAGTTGCTTTCTCGTATACACGACCATTTCTGTTCTTTTTGTTAGATTGCATAAACACGCCTTCAATGAAGTAATTCTTTTCTCCATTCTTTTTCTGTTCTGCAATAACTTCTAAATTATTTTCTACGTATTCTGTTATTAATTTCATTTAAATACCTAGTTATGGAAGGTATTATCCTTCCGGTTGTTCTTCTTCAAGTTCAGCTTCATTACGCTGAACCATACTTGATGCAACTTCTATTTTCTTAGCATCAAGTGCTGCTGACAATTTATCGGCCATAACAGTTTTAAACTGTTTATTAGCTTTTACGTTATCACCATCATTTAAATTTTGTATCAATTCATTAACATTCATAGTTTTTTAATCCTTGTTTATATATTTATAAAATTATCTTTCCCACTAATACCTTCTTGGTGCGGGTGTATTATCCCAACGTGGGTCATCCCCATCTGGTGGTTCATTTTCACCAGTTTTAGTCTCCTGGTCGATTTGTTTTTGAATTTCTTCAATTTCATCGTCAGTTTGACGTAATACGTTTTTACGTATCCATTCATTTGAAATGTATTTACCTACATATTCATCTAAGCTGCCTAGCATTTCAAATCTTTCTCTCAGCATTTCTGATTGTTTTAGTTCAGAAAAATAGTTATCTTCAATAAAATTAAATACTATTGATTCTTTCCATTCTTTCCAATCAGCTTCAGTAATAATACCTTTTAATAAAAGCTGAGTTTTAAGTAATTGCATAAACAAATCAGAAAATCTTTTTCTTAATCTGTCTATAAACTTCTTAAACTTTACTTCGTCTCTTGTAATCTCAGTAGTTCTACCTAATGAGAATTGAGCCTCTTGTTCTAATCTATTAACTGGAACATTTAATGATTTATATAATTTTTTCTGGAAATATATAATATCATCTATTTGTCCTAAGTTTTCGCCGCCTGGTAGCGTGGTAATTTCAGTTCCTCTTCCACCTTCTCTTCTTGGTAAGAAGAAATCTTCTAACATACTCATATGTTTTCTATCGTCTTTGATATCACCAGTCTTAGCATCATATACCAATTTGTTTCTATATTGATTCATAATACCTCTTAGATATTCTTCGGCTTTACCTTTAGGTAAATTACCAACATCAATATAAAATATCCTACGTTCTGGGGCACGTGATATTCTGTATATAACCAATGAATCTTCCATCATTCTTAATTGATTTACTGGTTTTAATGCTTTATGCAAGTAAGATAGAATTCTTTTTCTACCTGGGTCCATTACTCCAGATGTACAATATGCAATTGCATCTGGATATATTTTTAAACCTTGTTCTGCGCCATTCATTGTCTTATCCTGGAATAAGAAAAACTCATCTACTTTTTCAATAAGTTTTGCGCCTGTCTTAGGGTC